GTGCGTGATATTCTCTGGGAACCTATGCTCCAGAAATTTATCCCACCGTGGATGATTATTCCGGGAGGTATCGAATATGGTATGCACAAAATACCTAAGAGGGTATTCTTGAAGAACGGACAGAAGTTGGAGTTCAAAGCTTTCTCACAAGGTAGAGAAGAGTTCCAAGGGCGCTCGATAGATTCGATATACTGTGACGAACAATGTCCGCATGACTTTCTTGGGATATTTGACGAAATGACTTCGCGACTATTGGAAAGAAGCGGTTTTCTAAGTTGGGCAATGACGCCTATAATATCGCAAGTTGATTTGGAGAAGCGGATTGAAGATTTGCCCGCGAATGACGAAGTTTTCAAAATAAATCTCAATGATAATCGTATAAGTCGTGGCGGTTATATTCCTGATGAGATGATTGACGCCAAAATAGCAGAATGGCCTGAAGAAGTTCAAGCTTCGAGAATTGCCGGTGATTTTGCGAGTTTCTACGGCTGCGTTTTCAAGACTTACAGCCGCCAGATACATATAATTGAACCTTTCAGGATACCAAGTGATTGGAGAAAGTACAGGGCGTTCGACTTCGGTTTTACAAATCCGTTTGTCTGTCTTTGGCTTGCAAAAGACAAAGATGAAAACTGGTACGTCTATCGTGAATACTACAAAAAGCAGACTGGCATACAAGAGCACATCCGCAACGTCAAGCTATTCAGCAGAGGTGAATCCTATGTCGAGAACATTGCTGATCCTGAGGATCCTGAGAATCGGAACGAAATGAAGAAGGCCGGAATCAAGACAATTGCAGCAAAGAAAGACATCGCGAAGGGCATAGAGCTTGTGCAGAGCAAGTTTAAGGTGAAGGAGAATGGTAAGCCGAGCCTGTTAATTTTCAAGACATGCAGAAATACTTGCCGAGAGGTTGCTGTTTATTCTTACCCGAAGGGGACTTCGAGCAGCAATCCAAAGGATATACCAGTTCAGAAAGACGATCATACGATCGACGCTCTGCGTTATGCAATTTATACAGTAGACGGCAAATTCAGGAAGGGCCATGTCTGTACAGCATAAGACAATTAGTTTCGCCGAATTGGCGTACAGGCTTGATGAAATCATCGAAAGTTTTGAGGATTCCGTTGATTCGCAGAAGAACAAGCTTGTTGAATCGTTCAAGATTGCAAATGCAGGGCCTGAACAGATACAAAAGCTAATTGACTACATCAGGGTATGTGTCAAATATCAGAAGTTTAACATTGAGGCTCTGCAAAGGGAAAACGAATATTTGAAGAAATTGCTTGAAGACAAAAATCAGTAGAACAGGAAGGAATAGTACGAGAATGGCAGAACAAATATTTAAACCATATCCGAATTACCATGCAGCGAGGATGAAATCGCCCAACTTGTTTTTGAGGATTCGCGTGCTTCAGACGACAAAAGAGGGCATTATGATTTATGGAGGTCCATTAAAATCTGATCCAAAAGGTTCCACTAAGACGCAGGCAATCAGGTTCCCAAAAGATAAGTTCAGTGTTCAACAAGCAAAAGCATGGCTCAAGGAGCACAAATACACGTCTATTTTGTTTGAGCCCGCTTCGGAGAAGTCTGAAAAGGCATCTTATACTTGTGAATGTATCGAATGTAGTCATACTGTTGAGACCAATAAACACTGCAAAGATTTGAAATGTTCTGAGTGCGGCGGCCAGATGAGAAGAAAGGGAAGACCTGGTCCCGGACAGAAAAACACTGAGAAGGTAATGTGGCCTACAATATCAGAAAGAGATGGTGAACTGAACAATGTTAAATAGGACTGTAAATGGAATTACAAAATGACTAAAAAGAAGATGCAAAAAGGCAGAGTCTTCGTAGAAACATCGAGGGGAATCTTTCCGTATGAAGCACTTCAGAAAGCTGAGTCGAAGAAGGGGGGTTCACAGCAGCTTTCAGAATCTACGAACAAATGGATGTTGCAGAATGATTTGGTGTCGCCTCCTTATGCGCCAATGTCGTTTTGGACTCTGTACGAATCGAATCCTATATTGTTCCGCTGTGTCAATCAGCTTGCGAGCGATGTTGCCGGCCTGGGTTGGACTTTTCAGCTGCAAGAAGACAAGAAGGATAACCAAGCAGAACTGAATCGCCTGAAAGAGTTCGTTAAGGACAAGTCGGATGTCGAAGATTCCTTCCGCACCGTATTGAAGCGCTTACTGATTGACTGGGGTACACTTGGATATTGCGGCCTTGAAGTCGCACGCAACAACAAGCAGGACGTTGCGGATGTCTATCATGTGCCTGCACACACGCTGAGGGTTCACAAGTCAAAGATAAAGTATTGTCAAGTCCGCAACAACAAGAAAGTATGGTTCAAGAAGTTTGGCGAGACTCAGAATATATCAGCGAAGACCGGCAAAGATATTACCGGCGGCAAGGACAAAGCGAACGAGCTTATCTTCTACAAGAACTACTATCCGAAATCTGACTACTACGGCGTTCCGAACTGCATCTCGGCAGTTGGTGACATAACCGGTCTGATTGGCTTGCGTGACTACAATCTGTCATTTTTTGAGAACTACGGCATTCCCGCAGCTTTGATTACTCTTGAGGGTGAATGGGAGGAGGGCTCTGAGGGGAAAATACAGAATTTCCTGAATAAAGAGATTAGGGGCAGTTCAAACGCACACCGCACATTGGTTGCAAAACTGCCAGAGGGTGGCAAACTCATTTATGACAAGCTCAGTGTTGACGTCAAAGAGGCGAGTTTCAGACTGTACGAGCAGTCAAGGCGTGAAAACATTTTGATTGCGTATTCGATGCCACCTGAAAGGGTCGGCGTTAAAGTGACTGGTCCACTTGGTGGCGAATCAACGAAAGAGACTATGGAAGTCTACATACAGGGCGTTGTGGAGCCGGTGCAGCTTGACTTCGAGGAGATCATAAACAGCAAGTTGTTGAATTCTGAGATATACAGACTCAAATTCAACGACATTGATTTGAAGAACTACGCTGCGATGGTCGATAGGATGACAAAGGCTGTAGGATTTGGTTTGTTGACACCGAACGAAGGACGCAACGAGCTTGGTAAAAAACCTTATATTGAAGGTGACAAGTTCTACATACAGTCAAGTCTTGTCGAGGCTGGTGAATCTGACGCAGAATCCAGGCTTAGCAAAGAAATTGACGAATTTGAAGCTGAAAATGAAATCCAGGGAGAAATAGAGTAAATAAAAAATTAAAGGAAAGGGTATCAAAATGTCGAAAGTTGATAATTCATATATTCAGGAAATGAAAATATGGATAGAACAGCAAAAGCTAAGATTAAAAAGTTGTGAGTTGGCAAAAATCGAATGGTTTTCATGTATTAAAAATCTTCGAGATTTAATAGTTCTTGAAAACAAACAAATTAGTATTATACGTAAAAGTATTAGAAGAAATGAAAAAGAATTTCAAAAATATCTTGATGCCAATTTATTGAAAAAAGAAAAGGTCTTGTGAATGAAATCCAGGGAGAAATAGAGTAATGTGTGTGCATAGAGGGCAATTCGAAATAGCTTGTTTAGGACAGTTGCAGGAAAAGCTCAAAACCATTCGTTATGGCAATGCAATAAATGGAGCATACAAAGCATCACTGACAAAGTTGAATTGCTCTCTATGTGCACAGAAATGAGAATAGAAGATATACAGACTAAGGCGTACTGCATGGGAATAAATTCGCATAACAAGAATAAGTTAGAATTAATAAGAGAGATTCAAATAAAAGAGGGAAATAGACCTTGCTATGCTACAGGATTCTGGTGGCAATGCCCATATAATAATTGTCTTTGGAGAGAAGATTGTTGTGGGTTGATAAAGTTTACGGTGACAGAACTATGAAATTAATCGTTTCAAAATCAAGAATCGAGAACCTTTTGAGCAGTCTTCGAAGAAGGAACGAACGCCTCATGCAAGTCGCAGTGAAAGAATGGATGAATTTCGCACAGAAGCAGATTCGCACCGATCTTGTGAGAAAGTATTCGAAGTCTTTTGCCTCAGAACTAACAGACTGGGAAGTAATCGAGAATAACGGTGTGAAAACAATCAAACCCGCAGCTTTGGAGATAATGAGGACTGGTGGTAATGCTGCTTACAGACACATGGCTGTTGCCGGGAGTTTCGATATTCTGAATGTCAGAGCAATGAAAGCTGTTGAGAAATTCTGTTCAAAACTCGTCGTAGGAGTAACATCTAAGACTAAAGAAGGCATAAATGCTTATGTTAAGCACGGGATAAAACAGGGCTGGTCAATGGGAAAGGTCGCAAGACAGATACGATCACTTGTCGGATTGACAGGGACTCAGACGCAATCTGTCATTAACTTTCGCAATCTGCTTGCGGAGAAGCATCCCGGTTATTCAGCCGCACAGCTTAATAAAGCGACTATGCGGTACACAGACAAGACACATCGACTGCGTTTGGAGAACATTGCACGCACTGAGACAGCAAGGGCACAGAACATAGGCTACTGCCAAGGCCTCGGAGAAGTTGGTGTGAAAGAAGTTGAGCTTAGCAACGCAGATGATCCATGCGAGATATGCGAAGGCCTAAACGGCACAAGATATAAAGTCGATGAGGCCTCAGGCGTGATTCCTGTTCATCCGAGATGCCGATGTGCGATGCTTCCTGTAGTTGATAACAGGGTGATTTCAGAGCAATTAAAAAGACCTATAAAGATTTAACAATTGGAGCCTGATTATGCGTATTGAAGAAATATCAAAACAAAATCTTTCTAAAGCAAGTGACTTGGAATTGAAACGACTTCGATACAAATTCGCAAAATTCTGGGATAATCATTTCAAGAATAACGATAACAGAATTGTTGGGGTCTTCAAACGCAGCGATTTCATTGCGAAATATCGATTGCTTTTGAAAGAAATAGAATCTTCAAAGCGAAGTCTACAGCACAGCACTTGTGACATAGACAGGCAGGCATTTAAGCAGACAATGCAAGCAAAGTCTGATGGTGTTGATTTGGCGATGCTTGACGAAGTTCTTCTTGTGCAAAATTGTGTTTTGGTTGACGAAAGTTTTTCCAAGGCAGACAAGTTAAGATTTACAATACGTATGGATGAGCCGAACGATATTGTTAAATCCGCAATGGAAGAGAGGATTTTAGAAATCATTAGACCACAATTTGATAAAGTCTGCGAATTCGTTTATGACAAGGATTTCAATGGTGATTGTGTGCCCTTATTTCATCAAGTTCTGCGGCCGGTCAATAAGGTAGAGAAAATCGAAATAAAGAATGAACATAAAGAGATTGAAAAGAGTCTTGAGCTTGTGCTTATTGAAAAGTCGGACGAGCAGATTGTTTATGGTATCGTTTATGAGCCGGACACAAAGGACGCACAAGGCGATCAAGCAAGTGCGGATGAAATAAGAAAAGCCGCTTATGATTTCATGGAAAACGCCGGAGCTTTTAAAGTAATGCACAAAGGGAAAAAAGTAAAAGTGAAGATTCTCGAAAACTACATAGCACCAGTAGATTTCACTATTGTCAAACGCAATGTGAAGAAAGGTTCGTGGGTGCTTGTGACGAGAGTGCTTGACAAGGAATTGTGGCAGGAGATAAAAGCCGGCAACCTCACTGGATATTCTATGGCGGGCTACGCAAATGTCAATTGAAAGGAGACGAATAGATGCCGAAACACGGAAAGATGAAGAATATAAAAGTAAAAGAGATTTCGCTTGTAGATTTGCCTGCGAATAAATTACCATTTTTGTTTTATAAACGGAAAGGACATACAATGAATGAAAAAGCTTTGAAGTCACTTCAGACATATCTCGGCACCGAGGACATTGATTTCGAGAAGAAAGTCGATAATGAGGAAATCGAGAAAGCTTTGAACCTAATCTCTGAGCACTACAAAGCAGATTTTCCAGAAGACTTAGAAAACGCAGTCGGCGTCCTTGCGAAAATTGCAGTGAACA